GCAAAGCGACAAGCTAGTGCACGACTTGGCTATTACATTAAGGAAGGCTATCAGGTATCTACCTTGTAACAACCTCCGAAAAATACTACTTGACACGGGCTTCAAAATTTGATATAATAGAATGATAAAATATAATTGGGAAAAAATTATGAACGTAACAGAAGGGGATCCAATATCCGTTCTTCTTATTATTCATACTTTAACTCATAAAAGACTTCCTAATAGTACAAGGGATCCAGCATATAAATACTGGAATAAGAATTTTTCAGGACACAGTTTCCTAATAAATCCCGAAAAACTATTAGTAGAAAGAAAAAAATACAGCAGTATAGAAGCTTCCATGTACGTCATGATAGCTTCTTATCGCAATTATTTACATTATAAAACAACGGGGGATACAACTTTACAGTTGATTCATATTCCCTTTTTTACAAAACTAATAAACAACAACAGATTGCTTCGAATGAAAGATGGAGTAATTCATTTTAAATTCGAAGATAACGCAAAGGAAAAAACCAATGGCAATTAAATTTAATCAAGCGCAAGGCGCAGCAAAAAAAGAAAAGATAGATCAGTATACATACAAAAATGGAGACAACGTTCTTCGTATAGTAGGTGATCTATTACCTAGATATGTTTATTGGATCAAAGGAGAAAACAACAAGAATATTCCTATGGAATGTCTTGCTTTCGACAGAGATTCAGAAACATTCAACAATAAAGAAAAAGATCACGTTAGAGATTTCTTCCCTGATCTAAAATGTGGTTGGGCATACGCAGCACAGTGTATCGATCCAGCCGATGGCAATGTTAAAGTCCTTAACTTAAAGAAAAAATTAATGGAGCAAATTATGGTTGCTGCAGATGATTTAGGTGATCCTACAGATCCTGATGAAGGGTGGGATATCTACTTTCAAAGAGTTAAGACTGGACCTAATGTCTTTAATATCGAGTACAGATTACAGGCTCTTAAATGTAAGAAAAGACCTTTAAACGAAGAAGAAAAAACTGCAATAGCAGATATTCGTTCAATGGACGACGTCTTACCTAGACCTACACCTGATGCTCAATTAGAGTTATTACAGAGAGTAACTACTCCTGCTAATGACACACCTGATGAAGTCAATGCAGAATTTAAAATCTCATGATTTTATTCACGGCAGACTGGCACTTAAAGCTCGGTCAAAAGAATGTACCGCTACCGTGGGCGTGTAGTCGTTTTGAACTATTCTTTCAAGATATAAGAGAACTTGAAAGAACTCATGACACACATATAATAGGCGGTGACCTATTTGATAGAGTTCCCTCAATGGACGAACTCACACTTTACTTCGATTTTGTAAGAGGGGTAACTATACCCACCTACATTTACGATGGAAACCATGAAGCGACTAAGAAAAATAAAACATTCTTCTCTAATTTAAAGAGAGCAACTCAAGATGTTAATAAGCTTGTTACAATAGTAGACAAGACAACAGAGTTTGGGGATTTCACTATACTTCCATATGCAGACTTACATAAGCCTACATCAATAGAGAATTGTAATGTGAATAAGCCTCTCTTTATTCATGTGCGGGGTGAAATACCCCCTCACGTAGTACCTGAGGTTGATCTGGACAGACTAGATGCATTCCCAATAGTTTTTGCTGGAGATTTGCATAGTCACTCAAATACACAAAGAAACATAGTCTATCCAGGCAGCCCAATGACAACTTCTTTTCACAGAGAAGAAGTCAGTACAGGATATATAACCATACATGATGATTGGACATGGACATGGCATGAGTTCGATCTTCCACAGTTAATAAGAAAAACTATAACTGATCCAGCGGATATGATCTTAACAGATAGTCATCATACAATATATGAAATAGAAGGTGATGTAGCTGATTTAGCTAATGTGAAGAACTCCGAATTACTCGATAAGAAAGTAGTAAAACGAAGTAGTGAATCTACCTTAAATTTAAAAGACTTAACAATCGAGGAGGAACTAGCAGAGTATTTGAGTGCAATACTTAATTTAAAAGATGAAAAAATAAATAAAATAATGGGAGTGTTTAATGATTACTCTAAAAACGTTACAATGGGATAACTGTTTTAGCTATGGAAAGAATAATTCACTTGAACTCAATTCAGGTAACCTCACTCAGCTTATTGGAACTAACGGACAAGGTAAATCAAGTATACCACTTATACTAGAAGAAGTTCTTTTCAACAAAAATAGTAAAGGAATCAAGAAACAGGAGATTCAAAACCGTTTCATTAATGATGGTTATAACATCAACCTTACGTTTGATGTAGATGACGACCAGTATGAAATTGACGTAATTAGAAAGGCTACAATTAAGTGTAAGCTGTGGAAGAATGGAGTAGATATATCATCTCACACCGCAACGAATACTTACAAGACAGTACAAGGACTATTAGGATTAGACTTCAAGACTTTCACACAGCTAGTATATCAGAATACTAATGCATCATTACAGTTTTTAACTGCGACAGATACAAATAGAAAAAAGTTTCTTATCGATCTGCTAAAGTTAACAGAGTATGTAGATTACTTTAATGTTTTTAAAGATGCAGCACGTGAAGTTATGCTAGAGATAAATTCCCTAGAGGCCAAGTCAGCTACAATAGTAAAGTGGTTAAATGAAAATAAATTGGAGAGTATAGACATACTGCCAATAAAAGATTTACCAAAAATATCGAAAAAAGATGAAGACGGTTTACAGCAGTTACGAAACGATTTTGAAAATATCTCCAGAGAGAATAAAAAAATTATAGATAACAATTTTTATATTGAAAATCTACGGACGCTATCTTCAAATCCTGATAGATTGATCACAGGTGAGATTGTTTCTCTTGACGCTAAATCGCAGAAACTTGGGACACTTCGTGCCCAAAAGTCTGATGCCGAAGCGCACTTAGAGAAACTCTCGGATTTGAAAGGAAAGTGTCCAACTTGCGAAAGTGAAATAGACATGGACTTACGATACAGACTTATGCACTCTTACCAAGATAGGAGAGAACTTGCGGAAGATCATCTGGTGGCCACAGAGGAGGAACTTGAACTGGCTCGTACAAACAATCTTCGGGTTGGAAGAAGAGATGCACTCCAGAAGGAATTTGAAGAAGTTATGGGGCAGGTGGACAACAAATTGCCTCTCGTAATTTTCGACAAAGAGGATATCTCGTCCCAAATTTCCACCCTTTCTTCCAAGATAGAAGGGTTGCAGGAGAGGCTACGAGAAATTGCTGCTGAGAATATAAAAGCGGGACAACATAATACGCGGCTGGAGATAATCCAAGAACAGACTGCTGGTTTTGAAGGGGAGCTTGAAGAAATTGTGGAAGCTTTGGGTAAAGTTGAAGATAGGTCAATCCAT